TTCATTTAAACTTGCAGACGAATTCATCACTCCATACAGAGGTAAGAAGGCCCCCTTTGGTTACCAAGATGCTGCTGGAAATTCTCTCGGAGAGATAACCTTTTTGCGTACCTATTCACGACTCAAGCCAAATGGTACTAAAGAAACGTGGGTTGAAGTATGCGAGCGAGTGATAAACGGCATGTACTCCCTTCAAAAAGACCACGCTAAAATTAACCGACTTCCATGGTCAGATGCGCGAGCAGCAGCCTCTGCCAAGGAAGCCTTCGACCGCCTCTTTAACTTAAAGTGGACACCACCAGGTCGAGGTCTATGGGTAATGGGAACACCGCTAGTTAATGAACAGCGTAACTCCGCAGCCCTTCAAAATTGTGCATTTATTTCTACTGGCTCAATGACGAAGATAGACCCAGCAAAGCCCTTCGCCTTCCTTATGGAGGCATCGATGCTTGGGGTAGGGGTGGGCTTCGATGATAAGGGCGCAGATAAAGAATTTAAAATCTATCAACCACAACAAGGAGAACCATATGTCATCCCAGATACCAGAGAAGGGTGGGTTGAGTCAACCGCTACTCTCCTCAACGCTTACTTACGACCAGATTCGAAGGCTCCATTATTTGATTACAAAGAAATCCGTCCAGCAGGTGTACCGATTAAGACCTTCGGTGGAACCGCAGCAGGACCAGAACCACTAATCAACCTCCATGAGTATCTAACTCAGATGTTTGCGGGCCGTTCTGGAGAGTTACTTACACGCCGAGATATTGCTGATATAGGCAACATGATAGGTGTATGTGTCGTCTCTGGAAACGTTCGTCGGTCAGCCGAGTTACTTATGGGGCGTATCGATGACCAAGAGTTTCTTGACTTAAAGAATTATGAGAAGAACCCAGAACGTAGGACACATGGTTGGATGTCCAATAACTCCGTTGAGGTATCTGTAGGACAAGCCTTTGATTCCATTATTGAGGGTATCTCTCGAAATGGGGAGCCAGGAGTCATCTGGATGGACGTTTCCCGTAAGTATGGGCGATTGTCTGACCCCGAAAACAATAAAGATTGGCGTATCTCTGGGTATAACCCCTGTGCCGAGCAGTCACTTGAATCTTATGAGTGCTGTACTCTGGTTGAGACCTACTTAAATCGCCATGAAAATCTTGAAGATTTTAAGCGAACACTAAAGTTTGCTTATCTATATGCCAAGACCGTAACGCTTCTACCTACACACTGGGAAGAGACTAACGCGATTATGCAGAGGAATCGTCGAATCGGTACCTCGGTCTCTGGTATTGCGAACTTTGCAGATAATAAGGGGCTACCTGTTCTTCGTCAATGGATGGATGAAGGTTACAAGACAATCCAAAATTATGATAAGACCTACTCCGAATGGCTAGGTATCCGTGAGTCTATCAAGATGACTACAGTAAAACCTTCAGGAACTGTGAGTATTTTGGCTGGTGAATCACCAGGAGTTCATTGGACTGTTGGTGGTAAGTACTTTGATAGAGCAATTCGTTTCGCTAATTCTGACCCAATGATTTATCTATTTAAAATGGCTAACTATCGTGTAGAACCAGCATCAGAATCACCCGAAACAACGAGCGTTGTATTCTTTCCAATAAAGAGTACAGCAAAGCGGAGTGAGAAGGAAGTAAGTATCTACGAGAAGATGGCACTCGCTGCTACTGCTCAACGGTACTGGTCAGATAACTCTGTATCTGTAACTATTTCTTTTGACCCAGAAACTGAATCTGCATCTATTGGTACGGCTTTGCATATGTATGATGGGCAACTCAAGACTGTGTCCTTCTTGCCTATGATGAAGAGTGGGGCTTACAAACAGATGCCATACACACAGATAGATGAAGAGACTTATGAGGCTTCTCGTATGGCTTTGCTTCCTATCGACTTCTCAGGTGTATATGCTGGGCTAGCAGCCGACGCTGTTGGTGAGGCTTACTGTGCTACTGATTTTTGTGAAGTAAAGTTAATCCAAGAGAGTGTGACTGTTTAAACTTTTTTTGCTACTGATTCTCCTCTTGCTATGGCTTTTGCTTTTGCTTTTGCTACTGCTCCTCTTCTTGCTATGGCTTTTGCTCTTGCTACGGCTTCTTCTACTGCTCTTGCTCTGGCTTCTGCTCTTGCTCTTGCTCTTGCTCTGACTTCTGCGAATTCTTCTGCGAATTCTTCTGGGAATTCTTTACATACGGCTCTGTGCTTCTCTATGTGTCTACTGGTATTGCTTGCCATAAACTCTGGTAGCGCTTCTCCTGGTGTGCCTATTAGGTCTGCCCTGACTCGTGTGATTGCTATATCACAAAGTTCACAGACCAAAACAAACTCCACGATAGGGACACCGAAGCGTTCATCACTAAGTTCATTTTTACGCCATCCTAGCATTACTAACTCTGTCCAAAATAGTCTCTCTATTAGTTCAGGAGAATAAGTAGTGCGAGCGGTAGTACTTGTGCTTCCGCTTCCGCCACCACCGCCACCTGTTACGCTGATTTTGTTACCAGCCCAGTATGTTTGTTTATCGTGTATTGGTTTAGTCATTGTTTGGTTAGTGATTGTGGTTGTTGGTAAGTAAACCCCCCCGTTTTCGTTGTAAGTAATAGAGGTGCTATGTTTATTGTCTAGGGGGTCTTTAAGATAATCGTAATTATCTTTATTCATCTTCCACCTCAATCTCCTTAGTATGTATAGACAGCCCCCCCATTTCTGAGGGGGCTTCTGCTATGGCTTGCTCTTGCTTGCCTTTGCTTCTGCTATGGCTTGCTCTTGCTTGCCTTGTATTTTAAACCAAATTTTATACGGCGTTCTTCTCCAATAGAACCAAGCATGTTTATTTGAAACATTCCATAGGAATTGTCTCCAGTTTTTCGGTTTCCATTGTGAGCAAGGGGTCTGCCATTTGACTCCTTCTTTGCTATCGCCCACGCTTCTCTCAGGTCTTGACCTGTGAAGCCTGTGGCACTCAGTAACTCGACTAACTGCATATCTGTTAGTTTGTCTGAGTTTTGGTACTCTAGTAGTACTTCTGCTTGTGCTTCTCTTACGGCTATCATCGCTTCGGCTTTCGTTGGACTAGTTGCTGGTGGTATACCCACCATTCCGCTAATCATTACGAATATCGCTATGAATAGCGACCCAAATACGAATCTGCCTCTTCTTGTTAGTTTCATCATCACTCCAAAAAATCATTAACAGTTTCACCTGCCTCTGATTGGTTGTTACGAAGGCGGTGTAAGTACCGCTCTGTCGTTTTTATTGATTGGTGACCTAATCGTTCTTTTACCTCATGCACATCTACCCCACTTTTTAATAGTTGGGTAGCGTTTGCGTGTCTGAGGTCATGAGTTCTTGGACTCCAACCTATGCCTGATTTGGCTATTGCTTTGTTCCATGTGGTTCTCCATACATCACGCGCTAAATGACTCGAATTGCCGATGTCACTCTCTTGCTTATGCTTTGCCTTTGACTCGCGGTTCTTTCGAATTGCTTGCTTACAGGCTTGGCAACGGCAACCCCCATGTGTGTAGGAGTAGAGAGTTCCATGCTGGAACTTTTTTCCACCTATCTCGAATGGTCGAGTAGATTTTTGCTTTACGCGTGAACTCTCTATTTTACTCGGTGGAACTACTAGTGCCTTTGGGAACAGTAGGTCACCTTTCTTTAGGTGGTTTAGCAAGACATAGGCTTCGATTTCGTGTAGCAGAGCCTTGCTCATTACTAGGCTTCTCTTATGCCCCGACTTTGTTGCTTCTACTACTAGGAATCGCCTTCCTGCGTTGTACTTCGCCCCTAAGTCGCTTACTCGTCTTTGGACATAGACTTCGCCATTCTTAAAATTGATATCTTTGACCCTTGCTTCGGTGGCTTCTCCGAATCTGCACCCCGTAGCAACGAGATACTGGGCAAGTAACTTTGCCGAAGGTGTCTGGAGATACATGAGTATCTTCTTAAAATCTTCAGGTTCGAGAACCGTATTAAAATCGCCCCTTTGAATATGAATCCTAATTCCATGAGTAGGATTAACAGGCACTTCTTCAGTATCAACTAATCTCTTAAACGCCGACCCTAGAGAGGCTTTTACTTGACCGATAGTGGCGTTGCCTACCCCCTCATTCTTTAGGTCATTAAGTAATCTCCTAATTACCATTCGAGTGACCCCCACGACCCTTGTATCGCCTAATCGGGGCAGAACATGGGTATCCAGCACAGACCCGTACCCCTTGCGTGTAATAGGCATTAAATCGGCGGTAGGTAGCCATTCTGCTATGTATTGAGATAGGGTCAAATTAGCCCTAGAAGGTGCTTCTAAGCCGAGAATCTCGGCTCTTAGCGCAGAGGATTGCGCTTGGGAATAGGTAGCCCACGACCCTGCTGAGAGCCTTCTACCACCCCTTCGGTAATAGCCCGTAAATCTCTTACCGCGTTGAACCACATACATAAATGCCCCCACTCGTATGTTACTGATGAGTAAGGTTACTGGTCAGTAACATAGATGTCAAATAAAAAAGCCCCTAATTAAATAAATAATTAAGGGCTTTTAGAGTATCGGCTTAGGGAGTAACTTATTCAAGCGTGAAGTAACTTGCATCAACGCTTTTAAGTTACTTGTAAATTATATCCCCCGTATGGTGTGAGCATTTTGGTTTAACTTAACTCCATAAGGAACTAGCCAGTACTATATTAAATTAAACAACGCTTCGGGGGAAAGCGTAAGTGGTTTCCTCAGACATACTCAGGTCAGTTTGGCTCTTATTGCCAAATCTTTTTTCTATCCAGCACCTACTTCTGCATTTCTTTTAGAAACCCAATCCTCAATGGTTGTGTTTCGCCACAAGGGTTTGTTCCCGATGTAGATATCGGGTGTAGGCATTACTGCACGCGCTCGATACTTGTATAGAGTTTTATATTTTAGCCCTGTTAGTTCCACTATGTCTTTGTTAGTTAACCACTTCTTCATCTCTTAACCTTATCTCTATCATCTAGTTTCTCCTGTAATTTTTGTTTTGCTAATCTTCTAACCATTTTAACATTTCTACCGTAGTGGGAAGTACACATTCTAATAGTTACTCTTATGGGTTCTCCTACTGGTACTTCACGAATAAATCCATAACCTACTTGTACGGGTTCGCTACAGAACACGCACCAGCCTTCTCGTGTTCCATGTATTTCTGTCCAGCCATTCGGGTTCTGTACTTCAATCATTTAGTACTCCTTAATAACTGTCTGATACCTGTGTCGTTGTTTTTTGCGTTGAATAGAACGGCGTTCATCTTCGGTTAGTCCACCCCATATTCCATAGTCTGTTCTATTAGTTATAGAAAAGTTAAGACATACCGATTTAGTTACTGGTTCGCATTGAGCGCATAACGATTTAGCCGTCTGTATCGTTACATAGTCTGTTGGGTCAGGAAAGAAGATTTCAGGGTTAACACTTTGACATGGCGCATTATTTATCTCAAACTTAGCAGACATTATTCGTTACCTACCGTTTCAATTAGTTTCTCCATAGTAACTATTAAATCTTCGGGGGTTAGTTGTGCAAACTTCAACAACATCTCAATCATCTGCATAAGACCCCACACCAGCATTTCAGGTTCTATCTGTTCTTCTTTTAACAAAGAGTCTAATCTTGCGTTGGCAAGATGTTCTTTAATCTCGTGCGGTAATCCGTCAGGTCTATTAGACTCGACCGCGAATCCTCTAACTATTTTAATAAACTCATTAGCAAATTGAATAGATTTAATCATGGTTGTCTGTTCTTGGTTCATTTCTTCTCCGTACTTTGTTTTAGATAATTGCTTTCTAACCTACGAATAGTTATCCGTAGGGTCTTGTAACGGCTTGCTACCGACCTTAAAGACTCTCCATTAAAGCGCGAGATAACAATGTCGTTCACTTCTTTTTCTGTGAATCCTCTAATCATGTAACTCTCCAATCTATAAATAGTTAGTTGGTAGGCGTAACCTAGAGAGCGCACCATGAAAGGTTTGCGTGTGGGTTACACCTACCAAGAGTGTGGTTAAGCAGGGGCAGATACGGCTCGCTAGGAGTATTCGTTAGGTCATGACCGCTCTTCAAGGTGGAAAAATATAAGACCTTGTTTACCCCTACTTAACAAGATTAACTCTGCAATATAAAATAACAATTCAAGCAGAGCCACCGAACAGGTTGCCCCGTATTGTCATTCACCATACGACCCGAACGCTTTACTCCTGACTCGTAACAGTTTTCGCAGATGTATCCGTCAGGAGTAACTTCTACTGGTTCAACGATATAGAACATTAAGTTCCTTATCATCTTCTAGTAGTTCTGCTTGGTAATCGGCATTTTTTAGTAACTCTGTTCCCCGATTTTTTACCCTGT